TGCGAAGGCTCGCTCGTTTCATCAAGTTTTGTGACGTTCATAACCTAACTCAAGATTTTTTGGGCAACAACAGCGAGGGTTCACAAAAGGTTTTCGTGTGGCAAAGATGGGTCACAACTTTTTTTCTGTTCAATTGAGTTTTACTTAAAAAGGTCAAAATGCGTAAACCTGGTAAATTAACTTTTCATGCGCGAGCGTTTATTGATTACTGCGAAGGCGCATCATATAAAGAGATTGCAACAAAGCACGGGGTCAAGCGGACAACGGTAAATAATTGGGTGACTGATGAGAAGTGGCAAGACAGACGCCGTGACCGTGAAGAGCGGCTTGCGGCGGAACGTGAAGAGCTTATTCAAAAAGCCAACTCGAAAGTTTACGCCCGTCATCAAAAAGAACACGAAGAGCAAATCAGATTGATTCTTGTCAATCTAAAGATCGCGTCGGCTGTTACCGCAGAAGAGGCGCGAAAAATTTACAAACTTGAGCCGGTGAATGAATCGCGGCTTGAAAATATTCGGACTGTCGTAAGTATTACGCAAAAAACGGCAAATGTTTTGTCAATGCTGTTCCCTAAATCTATCATGCAACTTGACGAGGAGCAACAAGAAGTATGCGTATCGAAAGAAGAAAAGTAGACGACTTAAAGCCGGCAGAATACAATCCGCGAAAGATTTCCGATAATGCTCTTGCTGGTCTCGAGACGAGCGTTAAAAGATTTGGTCTTGTGCAGCCGATAGTAATCAATGAACGAACCGGCAATATTGTGGGCGGTCACCAACGACTTAAAGTTGTTTGTGATGAAGAAATTGATTGTGTGATCGTTGACCTTGACGAGTCGGAAGAGAAAGCGCTAAACGTTGCGCTCAACAACCCGCACATTCAAGGCGAGTGGGACGTTGACAAGTTAGACTCTATCCTCCGCGAGATCAGCGACATCGACGTATACAAGGATCTTAAGCTTGACAAACTTGAGGTGATCATGCCGGAAGACGTGGCTAAGAATGAAATAGCCAACGTGCCGGTTTATGAAGTTGTAATAGAGTGTACCAGCGAAGGCGAGCAAAAGAGTTTATACGATGAATTCTCAGACAGAGGTCTAAAATGCCGAGTTTTGACATTGTAAGAAACAGCCGGGCGAAGAAAACCTTTCGCGTTGCCTCGGTGATGGGACGATATGACTTGACCTTTACGAAGATAAAAGAGTCTTTTGTCGGATCCATCCCGATAGAAAAACAGGATTGGCAAATCGGCGTGATCTACGGCAGATCAGGAACGGGCAAAAGCACGATAGCAAAAGAGCTGTTTGGCGATGCCGTTATTGATGGATTTACGTACACAAAAGAAAGCGTGCTAGATGATTTCGATGATAAGAACTCCGTCGAAGACATCACAAAAGCGTTTGTTTCGGTGGGTTTCTCTTCCGTTCCAAGCTGGCTAAAGCCTTACAACGTGCTATCGACCGGTGAAAAGATGCGCGTTGACTTGGCGAGATCTTTAATGTCAGAGCAAGACCTTGTTGTCTTTGATGAATACACGAGCGTAGTTGATCGTGATATTGCAAAGGTCGGCTCCCTCGCAGTATCAAAAGCGATTAGGCGAGCAGATAAACGATTTATCGCTGTTACCTGTCATTCGGATATCTCGGATTGGCTAAGTCCCGACTGGATATTTTGCACTGACAATATGTCCTTTGAATGGACAAGGGGGAGACATCGGCGACCAGAAATCAAAATCGATGTTTACCGCTGTAAAGGATTCTGGGAGCATTTTAAAAAGTATCACTATCTAAAAGAAACGATCGGCAATAGTTCAAGGCGATACGTGGGTTTCTATGGCGACAAGCCAGTTGCTTTTGTCTCTGCTACCATACACCCGCTATCCAATGGCATGCGAAGGTATATCATTAGAATTGAGCGTGTTGTGGTGTTGCCGGCTTATCAAGGTATCGGCATCGGTGGCAGAATGCTTGATGCCGTCTGTCAGATGTTCTATGAAGCAGGCGAGCGAGTTTCCCTTGTTACTTCTCATTATGCCCTTAATAGGCATTGGCAACACAGCCCTGATTATGTGTTGCGTAAGAAGTGCAGAAAAAAGAATCATGGCGGATCAGCTATGAACAATAGCGGCAGTGGCAATCGTATTATAGCATCATGGGAGTATGTAAAGAGGTCTAACCATGACAATGCTTGAGGCGGCGGAATTGCTTGGCGTTAGCAAACGTAGCATAACGAACTACATAGACAAGGGCTTGATCTCTGCCAAGAAGGTGCAGAGCAACCATGGGTGCGGCTATGCGTGGGATATAGAGGATGAAACGGTTTACGCACTGCTTGAATCGCGTGGCGAGGAGCGACCAGAAGCACCACCGCAGAAGGAGCAACCAGGCAGTAAAGCAAGCGGCAAAACAAGCAGCAGAGGGCATGACATTACCAGAGGCGAAGCAGAGCGTTTGCTTAAATATGAGCAAATGAAAAGCGCTCGATACAAGAACATGCAACTTGAGAAACGCCTTGTTGATGCTGAAGAATTGAAAAGCGGTATTGCTGCGGTGTTTACTAGCACGTGGGGTCGGCAACGTGAGTTTATAGAGCAGTGGGCTATAGATTTTAATCTGACATTTGGTCAGGTTGACCGCATGCAAAAGGACTTTGACAAGGCGCTTAAAGCAGGCAATGAAGAGCTTGCAAGAAAGGTTGACAATGCTAGAGGCTAGCATAATAGCGGGCGTTTTGCAAGATGCCTATAGCCAATCAATGGGGGTGCCGAAATATGGTAGCATCCTTGAATTTTTCGAAGATGGCTTTTCGCTTACAGACGATGATCGCTTTAAGCGCTTCGAATTAAAGTATTCTCCGTGGTGTAGGGAGCTGTGCCGGTGGTGGTCGGACTATTCAACACCATGGATATACTTAATATTTGGTTCCCAGTTGGCAAAAACGTCTTTTATGATGGGATGCTTGCTCTATGTTTCGCAATACGAACGCGGCGCTACACCGTGTATATGGGTAATGAGCATAGCAGAAGAGGCCAAAAACTTCATAAAAGGCAGGTTGAAACCGTTTCTTGATGAGTCCGGAGAAGAGGCAATCAAGAAAGATCAATGGAAATTGTCTTCTTTCCGTGTCAATAATAGCTCGGTCAAGGTCGGCTACGCAACAGCAAAAACAACCATTCGTACCAAGCCATGTCGCTATGCTTTCGGTGATGAAATAGGCTTGTGGAAAGAATCGACCAACTACGTAAAGAAACGTACAAGGACGTTTGAAGGCAAGCGGAAAGGCGTATTTTGCACAACACCACCAGATAATTCAGATCATCATAGTGTAAGTGAGATGTTCGCAGGTAACTATTACCAATGGTGGGTTCCATGCATGCATTGCGGCAAATACCAAGGCTTGCTGTTTAAAAATCTGGTGTTCAAGGAAGGCAAGGTTGATGGTGTTTGGGACTTTGAGAAGGTAAAAGAGTGCGTGCGGTACAAGTGCGAACACTGCGGCGGCTTCTGGTACGACCATCAAAAGTTAGACATCATCAACAAGGGCAAAACGGTATGTGTTGATCCTGACACATACGAATCGAGAGAAGAACGCAAAAGCGATTCCAAAACGCTTCAAATCAGTGCTCTATATAGTGTCTTTACCGAGTGGGGAACGCTTGCTATCGGGCACTTGAAGGCAGAGCAAGAAGGCTACAAGGCACGTATCGAGTTCATCACAGATGAGCTTGCCGAAGTTCCCAAAAAACGCCTTGGCCAGAGCTTGAAGAAACACGAGTTAGCAAGATTCATCGATCCGATACGTAAGAGCGGAATTATCCCAGGCTACAACCTATACACCGCGGGCATCGACGTACAACGTGCCGGCAATCTATATTATTCTGTATGGGGCTTTAAAGGCGGTCCTGTCATAAGCTCTCACTTGCTAAAATATGGCATTGTCGGATGGAAGGACGCAGACGGCGGTGTAAACTGGATTCCTTTATTACAAGAGTTTGCTGATTTTCGTTCTAGGTTGTACCGTGCTACGCTTGACGCGACAGATGGCGAAGTAACATTTGTCATATATGATTTCTGTCGATACCACGGCAAGCCATTTGTGCCGCTTAGGGATGCAGGAACACAGCTTGAAAAAATATGCTTTAAGTCGTTAGACATCGATCCAAGGACCGGGCAGAAGCTAAAAGCAACCGGGTTTAAGTACTTATCCGTTAATTCAGACATCGTAAAAGACGAAATAGCTACGATGTTTTCACGCCTACCAACCGATGAAGGCGCTTGCACGTTTCCGTGTGACGTGGAAGAGGTGTTTTTACGTCATATATCAAATGAACACCGGACAGAAGAAGAGAGAAGAGGCCGGATAGTGTCGACCTGGCAGTTGCGGTATTCGGGAGCAGCGAATCATTTCTTTTCAACGATGGTTTACGCACATGCCGCAATGGAAGACGTTAGACCGTTACTACAAAAAGCAGGAGGGGCCAAAAAATCAATACGAAAAGCAAGAAAAAGGATCATATATCCGGGAGAACAGTTGTAGAGCGTTCGAACGTTCGAACAGTAATAGAGCATGAACACGAAGGTTTAGAGACGATCACAAGGAGCAATATCCTTGAAATATACAGTGAGTTTTGCATTAAGCGCAAAATAACGCTTAGAAAGCGCGCAAATGACATAGGCGTGTCACACGGGACGCTTTCGAAGCTTGAAAACAACGGATTTCCGCCTTCCGAGCGTATTGTATTGAACATTTTAAGCTATTTTGAGCGCTTAAAGAGAGCAAATGGACACGCAAAAACGCCGGTTTAGGCTGTCAAATAAGCTGTCACTTTTGCGACCGCTTTAGATGAGTAAAATCGGATGAGACAGCGTTTTTAGGCTGTCAAATAAGCTGTCAAATAAGCTGTCAAGGTATATCTTTTTCCATCAAATCGTTTAGGCTAGATGCTTTAAAAAAGTATCTAGCCTAATTTTTTGGTGGTTTATGGCTATAAAAACGTATACAGAGCAGCTTGAAGACGTGCAAACGGCTATTACCGCGATAGAAACAAACGCACAGAGCTATAGCATTGGCGGAATGACCATGGCAAAAGCGCGTTTGGAATCGCTTTATAAGCGTGAACAGTATTTGCGCACGATGGTAGGCAGAGAAACAACAAGCGGCATAAAAGTACGTCGCGCAGTGCCGGAGCGCTAATGAATCTACTTGATAAAGCCATCTCGGTCCTTTCGCCACTTTGGGCAATGAAGAGAGGCAGGGCAAGACAAGCGCTTGCCCTGCTTGATTCTTCGTATAAAGGCGCATCGCGCAATACAAGAGCACTTGCAACGTGGTACGCATCATCCGGTAGTGCCAATACGGATCTTGCGCCAGGCACGCGCAAAACGCTTATGCACCGCTCGCGTGATGCTTACCGTAATTGTCCGCTTGGGCGTGCCGCAGTGCTTAGGCCGACAGCAAACGTTATCGGCACCGGCCTGAAATTCCACAGCAATGTTGATTACAAAACGCTCGGCATCACTGCCGAGCAAGGAAAAGAATATAGTCAGCAGATCGAACGCGAGTTTAATTATTACGCCTCTACCCCGGACGAATGCGACTTCGACCGCCAACACGATTTTTACCAATTGCAGTATCACGCTTTCTTCTCTTCTCTCCTTTCCGGTGATTCCATAACTTTGACTCCGATGATCAGACGGCCAGGATGCCTATATAACTTGAAATTCCAGGTTATAGAGGCTGATCGGCTTGATTCTCCGCAAGGTGATAACGTGCCGCACGAAAAAATCAAGGATGGTGTGGAGCTTGATAAAAATGGTGTTCCTGTGGCTGTCTGGATACGAGAAACACATCCCGGGGAGTATTTGTCAAGCTATGAAAAGCGGTATAGCTGGAAACGCAAGCCAATATTTGGAAGTAGAACGGGCAGACGTCGCGTGATGCATCTTTTTAAGCAAGAACGCCCTGGTCAGGTACGCGGCGAACCGTTTCTTGCTCCGATATTGAACGATCTTAAGCAATGGGACCGCTACAGTGATAGCGAGATGATGTCCGCTGTTATATCAAGCTATTTTACGACGTTTGTCACTTCTCCAGATCCGAACGCTATAGATGGCTTGAATCTTATGGCGCAAGAGCCGGATGACGGGCATGATGCGGTAGAGCCTTACGCAAGCTCAGCAGAAGAGATTCGCATGGGGCCGGGTGCTGTTTGCGGATTGCAGCCGGGGGAAGAAGTTAAATTTGCTAATCCTTCACGGCCAAACGCGCAGTATGAACCGTTTTTGTCTGTTAAGGCCAAGGAAATGGGGGCCGCAACAGGCGTTCCATTCGAGGATTTGATGCTTTATTTTACCTCTTCGTACTCAGCCGCTCGGGGGGCCCTCTTAAAAGGGTGGCAGTTTACGAAAGAACGTCGAAAATTGACCGACACGAAATGGTGTCGACCTGGTTTTTTGCTTTGGCTGGATGAAGCGGTTGCAATCGGACGTTTGAAGCTTCCGAGCTATGGCGACCCAGTTAAACGGCGTGCTTATGCGAAAGGGTTGTTCGTGGGTGATGCGAGAGGTGCAATTGACGAGGTAAAAGAAATCGATGCAGCCATGAAACGTATTGAGCTAGGCGTTTCTAACCGTCACATCGAAACCGCCAACCTTATGGGGCTTGACTGGGAAGATGTTGACGATGTTTTAGCCATGGAAGAGGCAAGATTACAGGAGCGCAAGCCAAAACAGCCGATTTTGGACGGACAGGAACAAGAAGAGGATAAGGAAGATGCCGGAGACGACAGAGAAAAAAAAGATAACGATTCCGACGATACATAACACACCGTTATTGATATCAAAATCCGGATTCGATGACATGTTGCTTAAAGCGCGGTGTGAGGCAGAAGTCAAGGCGTTTGCCGACAATGACGATGAGTTTTTGTCATTGTTTCCCGCGCCGAATGTAATTGGCAATACTGCTGTTTTGGGCGTTTCCGGGACTATTTCGCTTCGTGCGTCATGGTGGCAATTGTTTTTTGGTGGAACATCGATCGATGTATTGACAAAACATCTTAAAGTGTTGGTTGCAGATGACAGTATAAGACGGATCGTTTTAGATGTCGACTCGCCCGGCGGATATGTTGACGGCGTTGATGTGTTCGCGCAAGCTGTGTTTGATGCGCGAGAGAAAAAAGAAATCGTTGCGATGGTAAACCCCATGTGCGCAAGCGCGGCATACTGGATTGCAAGCGCAGCACATGAAATATACATCACTTCGGGAACATCGATTACTGGCAGCATTGGCGTTATTATCTCACATGTCGATTACTCGAAGATGCTTGAAGGCGATGGCGTTAAGGTTACAGAGATTACCGCAGGTAAATATAAAAACATCGCATCAAGTCATAAGCCGCTTTCGAAGGAAGGCAAAGAAGAATTACAGGCACAAGCCGATTATATATACTCTCTATTCGTCAATGATGTGGCAAAACACCGTAACAAAACGGTAGATGAAGCGCTTGCCATGGCGGATGGAAGGATTTTTTTGGGTCGACAGGCTGTAGATATCGGCTTGGCCGACGGATTTAAAACGATGAGTGACCTTTTGGAGGACAATGATTTGCCCGATAAAGAGAAAACGCCTGTCGTTTCATTGGCGTACTTGAAGGAAAACAATCCCGATTTGCTCGCTTCGATCAAAGAAGAAGCGTACAAGGACGGTTTTGAAAAAGGTAAAGCCGAAGGAAACGAGGCAGGAATCAAAGCAGAGAGAGAGCGTGTGTCTAAAGTTAGCTCTCTCTCGCGAAAAGGTTATGAGAACATCATAACAAAAGCCATAACAGAAGGCAATACGCCAGAACAAGCGGCAATGGCTTTGTGGAAGGAAAGCGAAAACCGAGGGTCGACCGCAAACCTCGAAAATATGAAAGCAGACTCCACACAAGCGAAAACCGAGAAAACCGAAGACGAACAACCGTCAAGGCTAGCTGGCCTTCGTGCCGGCGCAGGCATCAGAAAGGAGTAACCCTATGTCAGAATCTTGGATGAGTAGCGATAGTTCAAACACTCCTGATGATCGATTCGGCGGTTTCGGTGTCGTCAAAACCAAAGAAGTCGTGATCCTATCAGGCGAAGGTGAGCTTGACGCTTTAACACTTCTCGGAAAGGTGGGAAGTTCAACGCCGACTACCGGAACGGCTGACGGCGGCAACACTGGCAACGGAACGATGACCGGCGTTGCCGGTGATAGCAAGACGGAGTCGGGCGACGTGTACACGGTTATGTGTACCAAAAAGCAAGCGGTCGGAACGGCCAAAATTTTCGATCCGAACAAAAACATGATCGACAACGCCGAAGTGGGAACCGGTTTTACATCTGAGTACATCAATCTGACTCTCAACGATGGTTCAATCGACTTCGCAAAGGGCGATAAATTCACCTGTGTCGCTACCGGGGCGACTCCGACCACGGGTACCGCAGGCGATGACAACACCGGAAACGGAACGTGTGCCAGTGTTACGGCAGGTACAAACTGCATAAACGGAACGTACGTTGCAGAATGTATCGATGCCGAAACAAACGGCGGTATTTTCGAGCTGATTAATCCGCTAGGTGAAAAGCTGGCAAACATCACGGTTGGTACTCCTTACACCGGCGAAGTAAACGCCACAATTTCCGATGGCGCAACCGATTTCGTTGTTGGCGATTTTTTCACGATTGCTTGCACCGTCACGACTGCCGCAACTGGAACAGCTGACGGCGGAAATGTTGGCAATGGAACGATGACCGGAGCAACCGCAGGTGATAAGTGCATGGCAGGCACCTACACGATTGAAATCATCGAGGAAACCGTTACATATGAAACCTTCAAGGTCGCGGATCAAGACGGCAATCAGCTTGAAGACGCTGTTGCAGCAACCGCTTATACAAGCGAATTTCTTAACTTCTTGATCAACCAAGGCGTAACCGATTACGTTGTTGGTGACCTGTTCACCGTTACGATTGCCGCTGGTAGCGGTAAATACATACAGTCGCTTGCTGCCGCTGTGGATGGATCGGAAGATCCGGATTGCATCCTCGGTGAAGATGTTGACGCCACATCGGCAGACGTGACCACGTGGGCATACGAACGAGGCGTTTTCAATGATGATGACATCACGTTTGGCACCGGTCACACCGCAACTAATACGCGCGAAGAGTTGCGAGGCAAGGGAATTTATCTTGAAACTAACGCCGTAAGCTAAGGAGACGCACATGGCTATCACTTATAATCCTTATGCCGTGCGCGACTTGATGGTGTTAGTTGAAGAACTCAAGTCTCCGCACAACTTTCTTTCCGATACGTTTTTTCCTGGCAAAAGAACGTCTGCTTCGATCTATCTTGACCTGGATTTAGTCACCGGCAGTAACGAGATTGCAACATACGTTGGAAGCGGTGTAGAACCTCGTATTGTTGACAAGCGTGGCTATACGATGAAGTCAACCGAGTTGCCGCAAACGGCAGAAATCATCAAGATTACATCAAAAGACCTTCAAAAACGTGCACCGGGTAAAACCATATATGACGGTGGCCGTACACTCGACGAAATGGTCGGCGAAGCGTTCACACAGCTTTATCAACGCATTGCAAACCTGAGAGAGTATCAAGCATCCGAATCGCTTCGAACCGGACAAACAACGATTGACGGCAAAGGCGTGAATGCTGTTGTCGAATGGGGGTATGAAACCGGCGCAGGAAAACACATCGAAGTTTTGGCCGGCGACGATCTGTGGAGTTCTGCCAATTCTGACCCGTGCGCTCAATTTCGTGAATGGCGTTCTGAAATTGTCAACAGATCCGGGCTTGCTCCGCGTATCGCGGTTATGAGGTACAGCACTTTCAATTATCTGATTGATCATGCAACCGTTCAAACGATGCTTGACAACCGACGTTTTGAAATCGGTCGCCTCAAATATGAAGAGAAGTACGAAGGGCTTGTCTACTACGGAAACGTGGAAGGCATTGATATCTATGTCTATGATTTGCAGTACAAAATTGATGACACCGCAACTGATATTATGCCTGACAAATACGTGCTTTTCGGGTCGACCGCCGCCAAAAATCACATCCATCACGGCGGTATTGATCATGTTGAGTGTGCAGGTAAAGCCATGGATTACTTTCCGGATACATGGATCGAAAAGGTTCCTTCTTGTATGAATGTGGGCCTGTACACCTCGCAAATCGCGGCATTGTGTCAACCGAACGCTTTTAAATGCGTTCAGGTGTTAGCGTAATGAGTTTTGCCGATCAGCTTTCTAGCGACATGTCCGTTTTTTTTAATATGGAAGACTTTGCCGGCTTGAACACCATCGTTTACGCTGGTGTGCCTATAACGGCGGTGTTTGATCCCGGCGAAGAACTCAAAGACGGCAAACGAGCATTGCATGATGATGCAATTTTATGGGTGCAAATCTCCGAAGTTGCTTCACCTGCTTACCGTGATTCCGTCACGATTAACGGAGACACCTGGAGAGTTGATAAGGTGCTATATAAAAATAAACAATGGGCAAAACTTACTGTCAAGAAAAACGTTCGAGGTAAATATTAAATGGCTTATACATACACAAATCACCCGACTTTGGGCAGGGGACGCTTATATTTTGCGTCCACCGCCGATCAATACGTTGATTTGGGAAACGCTTCGGAGTTCAATTTAAACATTGAGCTTGAAAAAAAGGAGCATTTTTCCAGCCGCGCAGGGTTGAAAGTGCGCGACAAAAATGTCGTGGTGCAGCTTACTGCAAAAGGTAAGTTTGTGCTCGACGATGCGATGAAAGAAAACGTTCAGTTGTTTTTCATGGCGAATGCGCCGACCGATGTAACGCAATCGCAAACAACCGTGACCGATCAGGCGTTAACTGCCAAGCTTTCTAAGTGGCAACCGCTGGGCTATTGGAGCGTTTCAGGCGTTGTCGTGCAGGATGTCACCGACACCACCACGTACACAGAGGACACGGATTATTACCTGCAACTCGATGCCGGTCTGATCTATCCGATAGATGGTGGTAGCATCTCAGCCGACGACGTGTTGCACATAGATTATGTCGCGGCAACTATCACCATGTATCGTGTGGACGCTGGAGAAGATAGCAGTATCGGTGGTCATTTCTGGTTCGTCTCCGATGCTTCGGAAGGCTACGATATCGATGCAAAAGGTTATGCAACACTAACGCCTGAAGGCGATTTTGCAATGATTACCGACGATTGGCGACAAATGTCTTTTGCGGTCGAATTTGAGACAAACGCCAGTTACAACGGCCTGATCGATCTTTATCACAGAGGCGAAGCCGCATAATGGCGTATACCGCGCAATACTTTTCAGGTTCGCTATCAGAGCAAATCCGGGATGCAATAGCCAGCGACACAGACGTTGCATCCTGGGTTACTGCTCAAGGCTTTACTCAGCTTAAAGTGTTCCTTGCCGTTGATGAGGCGAATCCGCCGGGTGAGGAGAATTGCCCATACGTTGCTATTTATAGCGTCTCAAAAGTAGAACGTGGCAACAAGGGACCATACAAGCTTTATTCATGTGATCTATCCGTGTGTGTTGCCAACGAAACGCAGACCGTTATTGACAACAAGACGACTTATGATGGCATGTTGCAATCTTCTGATTTATGCCATCTGGCAGAGAACGCTTTGTATAAACTTCGCGGTGTAGGGAAGATTTACAGCGCTGGCGACACATTGCAAGACACAGATTTTCCGATGTTTTGGACAGATACAGAAGTGTTTGTCGAAGTGCCTAAAAACTTTAGAGGACCTATTGCAAGATGACAATGGAGTTTTCATATAATGTAGAATTTCCGCATTTTGAGAAACAAGCAAAAGCTATCATGCTTGCCGCTACAATTATTCGTTCAGCGAAGCATAGCGCAACAGGCAGTGTTGGCTTTCTTCTCATGGGCGAAATCCGCAATTTTATGGAAAGTGAAGGCGATGGAACGTGGCCAAAAACGCATCCATTGACGCGTTTCTACAAGAACAAATACGAAGTGAACGGCAAGTGGCGTAGACGTCGCTTGCTTAAGCATAAAGGTGCCTACAATTGGCTTGCTAAATTTGCGCGTTATGTGGTGTTTGGCAAGCCTGATAATGAAAAGCTCATGATGGGCTTTGGCAAGTTTTCAGCACGCGACATGAAGAAAGGTCGCAGTGCAAGACTTGATCGCAAGTTGCAACGCATAGCCAAGCGTGTACAACTTGGCAATCGTATCCGAATAACGCCGCGTATGCGTCGCAAGCTTGGCATTGCATGGCGAGAGATGAGCAAGCGTGGGCATGTTAGCAAGCGTGACACGCACGCCAATAGCTTGCATGTGCCGAAGCGGCCGGTAATGTCGCCGGTGTTTGCAAGGAATCGAAGCAAGATTTTTCCTTTGCTTCAAGAGAAATTTTGGGATTCAGTTAAAAGAAAATGGGGTGGAAAATGAGAAAGATACGAAAGGTAAAGCTTTCCGACAAGGAAGTAACTGTCGGCGAAGTGAGAATCAAGGTCATCAACGAGATGATACAGAACGTTAGGAATGCTTTTTCAGCCGGTGCAGATTTGTCATGGTCGAACATGCTTCAAATCGGTCAAGAGGTGTTCGCAAAGAGCGTCTCAGGCATCACGCTTGATGAATTGATGGATTTATACCCGTCGGAAGCAAAAGTGCTATATGATGCGTTTTTGGAGGTCAATGCCGATTTTTTGGGGATATTGGATGGCGCAGGAGTGATGGACTTGTTGAAAGAGTTCAAACAGCATATCAGGGAAAACGTGTCATCTCTAACAAAGAACTTGCCGAGCGAAAACCAGGAAGTAGAAAAGCCGGTGGACTCCGTAAAGCCACGCACGGAGATGACAGCGGAAGAAATCGCCCGCCACAAAGAGGAAGCAATGAAGAAGGTATCGCCGAATTTGAAAAAGCCTTCTTGCGTCAAGTTGCCTGCCTAATAACGGCAGGTCACAAAGACGTGTGGGAATACGGCTACAGTTTTTTTAAGACTTCGTGCGAAGCTGCAAACCAAATCAGACGCTTTATCTCCCAAGACCTTGCGGTTGCTATCCGTGTAGCCATCGGCGCCGATGAGCAAACATGGAAACAATTTATGAAAACCGAATAGTGTTCGAACGTTCGAACACTTGGAGTGATAAATGGCCAATACGCTAGATATCCTTATCCGCATTAAAGAAGTAGGCTTTAAGCTTCTTGATGATCTAAACAAGAAGCTTAAAGAGTTGCAAAATATCGGTGGCACCGTAAAGTTCGATGCTATAGAGCAAGTTGGCGAAAAGATTAATGAGATCAGCAAGAACATTGAAAGAGTAGCCCAAAGTACATCTAAAGTTATTGATAGCGTTGCAAGCCAAGCGCAAGACGTCGCCGCTACAACTGCCGGGCGTATCGGTAAAGCTGGTCGATCTGCGCAAGAAACCTTTTTAGCTAGGCTGTCTGTTATTGGCGTTATTGTCACTGCTATGGCTGGTACAGTGTTGGCAACGATAGCACAGAGGATGTATTCTATTAATACGGTTTTTGATTTGATTAATAGGAGGTTATCCAGCTTTGGCAGCTTGTCTAAATACATAAACCAAAATTTGATTTCTGCTGATTTAATAATGGGTGCGGCGCATGACAAAATTAAACATTTAAAGTTGCCGATAGAGCTAATAAATCATCAAGCTGCATTGCTTGCACGCAACTTTAACGTTTTGCTTTCCGTTTTTAGAACTCTGATCGCTTCCAGTTTTGATTTTTTTGTCTTGAAGTTTGCCTTTCAAGAGATATCTGTCTTGATTAGGCGGATAATCGGCAAAGGCGAAGCCTCATTGACGCCGTTGCAGCGCGCATCAAGACTGGTTAGTACGTTAGATATCGGTTTGCATCAAGCAGAATTGACCATGGGCAGAATGTTTAAAACAGCAATGTTTGGCATATTAACATTCGTTGGGCCGTTTAATGGTATTTTGATGGCACTCCCCTTTCTCAATTCGATGATAACGTCTGTTTTAAACGTTTTTACTGTGCCAAGCTTGAAGATAAAATCATTTTTTGGTGACGTACGGTCGTCTCTAGTGCTTATATTTCTTCATCTTAGAAAGCTGGGTAAAGCTGGATTGCCCGCGATGTTAGGCGTTGCCAAGGGTTTCACTAAGATGCGGAAGGAGGCGGATAAATCAGAAAACGTCTTGCGGAAGATGGGCAGCGGTGAGCAACTGAGGCCGTTGCAAGCGCTTTCTAAAATGAAGTTTCCGATGGCGAAACAATTCCAATCCGCTCTTGTAGAATTCCGCATGTTTGCGCAAGAGATGATTAAAAAACTTGCTGTCATTGCGGCAACACTACAGTTAACGCTTGGCGCATCGACAGCAGACATCGAGAACATCGAACAGAAGGCAAACAAGGCGTTAAGCTCTGTAAAGTATAAGATTGACACTACCGTCAAGGCGTTTGAAAACGGTCCTAATGCCGCTAAGAGATTTGCAACACAAACAGCTCAAGCGCTTCAAAATGTTTCCTCTAAAAAACTACAAGTTAAAAGCGACATCCCACGACAAGAAAAGTTAAAAAACGCAATAAAAGAGATTGAGAATCGAGTCAAGATATCGCAAGAAAAAGCAAGAGAAGCATTAGGCAAAACAGAACAAAAGTTTAAAGATCAAGCACAAGCTGTGCGCTTGGTTAGCAATGGATTTCAAGGATTAAGACAAACCGTAAAAGGCGTTTCTTTACCATCAAACTTTGTTGTCAAGTTTGATGTCGCGTTGAAGTCACTATCAAAAGAGTTTCATTGGGTGGCAAAGCTTGCTAGTGAGGCAATGCTTGCCGTTTTTGACTTTAACAAAAATGCATCATCCGGTTTAAAGATAAAGACATCCTCTGATTATAAAAAATTAGCCGGTTTTTTTGCTTCGCTGGACATGTATTTAAAGGGTGCGTCTAAATTAGAATCATTCAAAAAGCGCCTAAATGGATTAACCGAAAGCCTTAGAAAGTTTGCCCTTGTTACAAAAGACAAAACCTTTGCCGATAGGATACCGGAAGCAATACATAAGGGTATAACTCTTGATAAAACAAAACTTGCAACGGCGTTACTGCCACTTAAAAAAGCTCTTAGCAGTTTAGGCAATGAAGGAAAGATTGCAGGCAAGCATTTAAATGAACAACTGACATCATATTTTGCTAAATCAGTAAAGGGGTTGCTTTCGTCGCAAGACGTATCTAGGGTTAGAGATGCCTTGTCAAACTTTATGCTGAACGCCGTCGATCCCAAAAAGGTTGACGCCGTTAAAGATGCCATTATGCAGCGCGCTGTACAAGGGCTTGAAAATTCAGGTTCTAAGTTAAAAGCGTCCGGCGAAAAGATAACGAAACAGTTAAGCAACGGTATAAAAGAAGGCGGCAAACATGTAAGAAAAGCGGGGCGTTTAACAGCACAAGATTTTATGGATTATGCACCCCAATCTCCAGCTAAAGTTGGACCACTTCGTAAGCTCGTAAAATCTGGCTCGCTCATTCCTTATTATTTGTCTCAAGGGATAAAGAACGGCAAGAAACATGTTAAAACAGCTTCCAAATCTGTTGCTGAAAATATAGCAAACTTTTTTCCTCGCTCTCTTCCGGTTGTCGGGCCTCTCGTAAAGCTTGTCAAGATGGGGCTTTTAATACCTTATTATCTCGGCATTGGCATCAAGAAAGGCATCTCAGGCGTTATAAGTATTGTTGATGGTCTTGCCAACAAGATAAGGGAGGTTGTTGACAAAGCGGCGTTGTCTCTTCGTCTCTCCTTTCGCGCTGGTGTAGATGTCGAAAAAATAAAAGCTCTTGACAATGCGCTTCTTGAAGCAGGAGCAAAAGCGCAAGATTTGCAATATGCTTTTGTTGGTATTCGCAAGTCGTTAAATACCGCGTTTGATGCAAAAAAGATGGGGCGTTTAAGCCAAATTGGTATTGATATGGATTCGATACGCCGCAGTACCGATCCCGTTCTTGCTCTATTTTTTGCGGTATCGGATGCCTTGAAACGTCTCCCCTTGGATTCCAAAGCGGCAAGAGAAGCATTAGACCTTGTAGGTGTTACCGCTCAATCTAACGTTATTAACGTTATGATGCGGGGATCTAAAGAGATAAGGGCGTTGATGAAAGACAGCGCGGAACTCGGGACTACTTATAGTTCTGCTTTCGCCAAGATGTCTAAAAAACATCCGTTCTAATCAAGCGTTTTGAACAAATCAAAGAATCTGTCCTTAATGAATTTGTTGGGGTACTTCTCCCTCATATCATAGAAGTCGGAAACAAGTTGCTTGACGTTTGGCGCAATAACAGTTCTTATGTTAAGGCGTTTTTTATCGTTGCTGCGAACGTTATCAATCAGTTGTTTTCTATCATTGAAAAAGCTGTGCAATTTGCAATTAAAGAGCCTAAAAAGGCGATGGATAAGCTTGTTTCAACCTTAGAAATTACCTGGGAAATCATTGTTGCCTCTTTTGATTTGTTTATGGATGTTGTCTATAATCGCTTGCTTATGTTCATGTCAAACCTTGGCATTCTGATAGTTAGCTTTCCGATTGAATTTGTAAAGCAGATGTTTGTTGAGATCAAAAGGGTAGTGTCAACTAATCTCGATAATCTATGGTTAATCATTCAAAGAAAATTCATCTCTTTTCTGGGCGATAAAAGCAAACGAAAGATACTTGATTTCTTTTCGCCCGGTGTTTCCATGTCGCTTGGCCCGCTTTTAAAGCATGCTGATGTGTTAGAAAAGAAAATTACTAACAAATTGAGAAAAAGCGGTGTAGGTGTTTACGAGTGGGGAAACGTTTTCAAAAAAACGCTTGTTGATGTCAAAAAAAATGCCGAAGAGCTTGGAAAAGCATTGGAGCATGTAACGACGTATGGGTTATCTGACAAAGCTTCTGTTGATGCCTACAAAACAAAGATAAGCAATTTGACCGAACAGCTAAAGCAGAATTTTGCCGGCACGCCGATGGAGGCCGAAGCGTTTAAAATCAAGGAGCTTATCTCCCAAAACGCTTTTGATGATGCGCTTAAGAAGGTGGAAGAGTTAAAGCAAAAGTGGATCAAGAGTATTGACGACATCGGCAAGAAGCAACTGGAGCTATCAGAGCAAAACAAGAATAACGTTATCGATCATGAAGCGCTTGCAGCGGCAGATATGAAGCGTAAGGAAGAAGCGCTACACAAGGAAATGCTTGAAACGGTGGATCAGCACGCGAAGCTTGCGGAATTGCGCGCACGGTCAAGCGAAGATACCGCATTGAAGCATGAAGCGGAACTTGCACAACTACAAGCTAAACATATGCGTGAGCTTGAATCTTACAAAGACATGAAGTTGATGCAGGCGCACTTCGATGAAATTCTTGCATTGCAGAAAGAAGAGAAAGAAAAGTTACTCGAAAAGCAGCAAATCGAAGTGTTCCATGGGTATCTATCCAATGCAAAAAATGTAACAGGCGGTGTCGCAAATCTCTTTACGCAATTAAGCGAAGTTGTCGGCAAAGAAAACAAAAAAATGTTCTTGGTTAACAAGGCTGTGAGCATGGCAACAGCAATTGTTAATGTTGCGCAAGGCGTTACAAAAGCACTTGGCCAAGGCGGTATCATGGGAATAGCTATGGGTGCCTTGGTTGCTGCCGCTGGTGCTATACAGGTAACAAAGATTGCTGCACAGCAACCGCAAGGCTTCGCAGAAGGCGGTTTTGTCGCGCAAGGTACAGGCGAGAAGGCCGACAATGTCCCTGCCTGGCTATCACATGGTGAGTTTGTAATCCCTGCTGAACGTGTGCGACAAGTCGGTGTTGGCTTCCTGGAGGGCATTAGGCAAGGCAGGAGTCCACTTGCAGCGGCATTGACCGGCAATGTGGGCGCGGCATTTAGAAATTTGCGTACAAGCTTGCCGGGCATTGCCGCTCCGGCGTTTGCTGGCGGGGGCTCTGTTAGCGCTCAGCCGACGATTAAAACAGACGGCGGCGAGAAGCAAACGGCGGATAAAAACATTAACATAATGAATATTTTAGAGCCCAATTTATTTGATCAATGGGCTACAACGCCAGCCGCGGAACAGGCGATCTTGAACATGATTAGCGCTAATCCCTACGAATTTCAGGCTAGGATGAGCGGCACATGAGTAATCTTGAAGCGTACAAATTAAGCTATGAAGATTACGACGTGTACCCCTGGTTTTATCGCTGTAATTGGGGTAAAGCGGTAAAAGTCAAAACGTTTTTTGAAACGGTTGTTGCAAGATCAAAAGATCATTACGAGCAACGACGCCCTTTGTATCGATATCCACAACGAGAGGTGGAGGCGTCGTTTTTGATGACTGATACAGAGAATCAACGCATCGTAAACGACATAGCGTTTCTGCTCGGAAAGATTGTTTTGTTTCCGATCTATAGCGAGGTGATGCGACCAACGAATGTTCTGTACAATCAGGTTTATGTATACACCAACGATCCTTTCGAATATTACTTCCATCTGAATTGTGCAAACGTTTACAACACGCAAAGGCTTATATTCTCTGATGAAGAGAGCGGTCTATACAACACGTACCTGCTTGACGACATCTTAGTTGACCGGATAGAAGTTAGCGCGTTGATAGGCGAAAACTATGCGAAAGAAAGCACTTGGATATGGCCGGCGGTGTTCGGGGTGATTGAAAAGCCGACGATAAATCCAATTACCGATAATTGCAAAGAGATAATAATCAAATTCAAGGAAACGATTTTGCATGAAGATCCTGATGGATGGGTTTGGTAATGGCAGATGACAAAACAGGACTCGGAACGCATAGTGATATATTCGAATACAAGCCAAACTGGGCGCAAGCTCAAGATTTTAGTTTCCATGTCGCGCATAAAATTTTTGGGTTTCCAGGCACTATTCACAAAATGTTTAATTTTGACAGTGGCGGCGTATCTCCGGTTGTAATGAAGTTCGGCTATTCTGCGATGGAAAAAGAAGACGAATTTAATTTGCTGTCGTTTTTTGCAGACAGCAACGGTAGACATGAGGCGTTTTGGTGTCCGTCATTTTCAAATGATTTTTCGTTAGTTTCCAATGCTTCATTAGGTGCGACCTATTTAGAAGTTGCCCCTAATCATTTTTTCGATGAAACGCTTGGCACGAATAACGAGAGAATCTATATCGAAAAAACAAACGGGGATGTGATCACACGCCAAATAACCGACGCGGACGATGTCGGCGATGTGACGAGGTTAGACCTGGACACCGTTCTTGCCGCTGCGCTTGATATATCGGATGTATTGCTTTTTAGTCGAATGTATCTTGTGAGGTTTGGCGATGATCGTTTTGATATCAAATCAATAAATCATCACGTCGGCGATGTAACACTAAATTTTGTCGAATGCAATAGAGAGATGGATTAATGGGTGATTTGCTCGTAAAAATGCAGGAAATTCAATGCGAAGCGATGGCCGAGATATATGATTTTTGGGTATATCAAGAAAACGGCATCGGATATGAAGGCATTTTTGAGCAGCACGAGCGATTGACATCTTTTTCAGAGCCAATCACATATGGTGGATATGTATACCAACCGACAACGATAAAACGCACACAGGTAAAGCAGGATGACGGCTTCAAAGATCAATCAATCACGGTGTCTGCAAACTTAACTCCACTTTTCAGCTCCTACATTGCCAATTACCCCGTAATGCCAATCAATGTTCTAATCAGAAAAGTGCTTGTTTCTGATCCGAACAATTTTGTAATTACTATTCTCAGGGGGAGAGTAAAAGCATTCTCTTTGAAAGATCAGCAAGTCAGCGTGCAATGTATCGGCGGGAGTTCAATTTTTGGACGCAAATGTCCACCATATATATATCAGAGCTATTGCAATCATCAGTTATTCGATGACAGGTGCGGCGTCGACGCTAATAGTTATTATCGCGAGCTATCCAAAAATGACAATTCGTGGAATGGATCAGAATTAACTAATGCTGATTTAGCTGGGGATGCCGCCGGGTATTGGACCGGAGGTCAAATTTTCGATGACGGATTGCTAGACAAACGCATTGTTACGTATCACAGCGGGAGTATGCTTCGAGTTAACGTTCCTTTCCCGTATGCTGATTCTGGTTGGTATATCGTTGTCGCCGGGTGCGATAAGTCCCCGGCGACTTGCAAAACGAAGTTTAACAATTTTGACAACTTCCTTGGGTTTCCTTATATCCCCAATAATAACCCGGTTGTGTTTGGATTAAAATGACACCATATTTTGCCATACCAGAAAACAAAAGCCGCTACGAAAAAATCCTGCGCAGCTGGATTGGAACTCCGTATAGGCATGCTACCGTGCTAAAAGGCAGGGCGGCGGATTGCGTGTTGTTTGTTGCGGCAACATTGGTTGAACTTGGCGTTTTGCCGCAGTTGCCGAATATGGGCTACTACTGGCGAGACTGGCCGGTGCACGGAAGAGAAGAATTCCTACTTAAAAGTATCGACACCTACCGAAAAGATTTGATCGATGGTTTGTTTTTGGAACGTTTTGAGGCCGACGAAAAGGAAGTGATTTGGGGCGATTGGATGATTTTCAAAATGTTTACAAAATTTTCAAATCATAGTGTTGTATATCTCGACGACAACCAAATTTTACACGCGGTTGTTAACGATAAAGTCCGCATTGAGCAGTATAGCAAAGGCTATAGAAACAGGCACACATACACGTATAGGCTACACCTAAAATGATCGTTGATGTTCTATTGACAACTCTATTGTATACGTTCGCGGCGGTGATCTATCATCAAAGCGTTTTCGTTTATCATGCTGGCATTGTTTCTCTCATTGTGTTAGGCGTTACCGTAGCGCTCACGGTTGCAATGACCGCATACATGATGATGTCGCAAGGATCGCAGGGCGCGGCACATCAAGACGATGCGGCGCCGGCCACGATGGACAGCCTAAACATGACACAAGTCCGCGAGGGTACAACCGTAGCGCTCACATACGGCACGGTCAAGTTAGCCGGTAACCTAATATGGTACGGCAATTTTCGCAGCAAAGCGCAGTATCAAGAGTCCAGCATGGGCGGCGGTAAAGGCATGGGCGGCGGTGGCGGTGGCGGGACGCAACGCTATATATCAGGATACAAATACTACATCGACGCCTGGCAAGCGATTTGCCATGGTAAGGTGAGTCTTGAAACAACCTATGTTGCAGACAAAGAACGAACCGTTTCGGCTAATTCGACGACGTGGAACGATGGAACGATGGACACCTACTCAGACCGACCAGGCGATAACGCCAATAGGCTGTTAGGTGTAGCTCATATTTTCTGGTACAAATGGTACCTCGGGAAAAACAAAACGTACATGCCGACAGTGCATTATGTCGTGCAGAAAGAGCTAGACGACACCGTCATTACAAACGCAAATCACGCCGACGGCAGCAGCAATCCGGCAGCAATAATATATGACCTGATGGTTAATCACAGCGGTTTTCTATCAGATGATTTAGATATTGATGAGGCGTCGTTTCAGGCGGCGGCGGATTATTGGGAGGACAGGGATTACGGGCTTAATCTTGTGTTTAACAGCCAGATGGATTTTGCTCAGATGGTGCGCAAGGTGTTGGGATACGTCGACGGCATATTGTATCAGGATTTAGAGGGACAATGGAAATTAAACCCTTATGATCCCACGGCTACGGGCACGGTGACGCTTTCCAAAAGTGATTTTCTTGATTTCAAGATGGCCAGACCATCTTATGAAGGCACACCCAACGTCTTTATCGGCAACTACACCGATAAAGACATGGACTATACACGCCGATCTGTAGCGTGGCGCAACGACGCGAACGTTGCCTTTGTAGGCGAAAAGCGCAAGACGATAGATTTGTCAGGATTTCACAATCTGACCATCGCCTCAAAACGCATCGCAGAAATAGGAAAACGTTTGAGCTACCCGGCTGCAAGTATTGAATTTACTACAAATTTAGGGTTTCATAGTTTGGAGTTGGGCGATGTTATTGGTGTCAGCCACTCCGATTATGGCATTGTTTCGATGGCTTTTCGTGTCGTATCGGTGAGCCTGGAGGAGATCGATAAAAATCAGCTTAAATTTAAAGCCATCCAGCAGGTTGAAGCGATGTTTGACGACGAGCACTGGACCAGCGGCGGTAGCGCTGGAAGCGGTATAAATACAGTCGTTACACCGTTTGTCAACCAACGGTTATTTGAGTTGCCGTTTTCGCGTTCGTGGGGGCATGACCCGGCCTTTTTGGTGCTTGCCGCGAGAATCGGAGAAGAAACCGGCTTAAGTTTGATGTTCTCTTACGACAATGTTGATTACAACCTTGTTGATAATTTTAGCGGTTTTTCTCAGCACGGAACACTTGATGAGGCGTACCCGATAGACACTAAAACGATCGATGATGAAAATGGAATTTTGTACACTCCGACAAGGGAAGACCCTGAATTTGCAACGATTTCAAGGTCTGAACTGTTTGCCACATCCCGCGTTATCATCATAAATGATGAAATGATGACGTTTCAGACCGTGACGCCGGAGGGGGATGACGCATATAGGTTGACAGGTATTATTCGTAATCGATTGCACACGCCACGGCAGGCGCACTCTGTTGACGATGATGTGTGGATTACAAATATTAGCATGCAAAACATTTTGCCGGCGGTCAAATCTGGCGATTTCTACGTAAAATTTGTGCCGTACATGTTGGAGACTGAGGGGGAAGCCGCATCGGCAACCGCCATACATGTTACAACGGAGTGGAAAGGCAAGACGCCGTGGGGCGCTGGTAGATTGGTTGGTGTTCGAACCGGGACAAGTTTAGCCTTAACGATTTGGCCATATACGCAGGATTACAGCGGATCGGGAACAGAGCCGGAAGACTCGTACACCGATCAAGGACCAGAATTTCCGCATGAAGGCGATTTTGAATTGGTCTACGGCAGCACAACCGAGTACACAGAATTGACACAGAAAACAATAACGATACCGGTAGGCGCTACAACGGTGGTTGTAAAAATGCGCAATTACGGAATGTTGAGCAGGTCATTGACGCTCAGCGTCGGTGCCGGTGACGGTACATATATAGCAAATCAGGACGTGACACATGCCTAGAAAATTAGCGAGCGAAAAAAGATTGAAGGCCGTAGAGCTAGACGACGAAGGCCGAAGCGCATGGTTTAAATATAAGTTCGAACGGTTTATGAAAAAAATCGAGGTCGACAAGCAGGCCAAGTCTGTGTCGAAGGCGATTTTGACATCAGGCATTGAAACGCTTGGATACAGTCTACAGGGTTGGGATGCCGTGCTTGACACCGATTTGGAATTGATCGATGAAAAAGTTGGTGGCCCGTTTTCGTCTACGTATGATATTGGCGATAACCGAACAACCGTTACCGATAATAGCACAACGCAGGCAGACCCGGACGCCATAACAGCGCAGACGCTAACAGACAATAGCGGAGGTACGCCGAGCGATACTATAGCCGCGTTGGTCATTGACCCTGCTGCGTACACGTCGGCAACCATGACCGACAGCAGCGGCGGCACGCCCGGGTTAACAATCGGCGCCGTGTCCGGCAGTGGCGCAGATACGGCGATCAATGATAATTTTGCCAGCACAGGTGATCAAATAAACAAATTGATTGTCGACATCGGCGCGATCCGTACGGAACTAAACGCGGAAGATGACAACCTAAACACAATAAATGCTTCGCTGGTAGACGAAATCAACAAACTAAAGACGGATTTGACATCCGTGAGAACGGCGCTTGTAGGCGTGATTGACTACGCCGACGCACTTAAAGCAACGGTAAACGCCTTGCAGGGCAAACTGAGAGAAACGAACGGCTGTGGAATTTTTGACGATTAATCGGGAAGTGTTCGAACGTTCGAACAGTGGAGGTAGACATGGGAAAGAACGAAAAAGATTTGCTGGATAAAACAGCGGACATGTGGCGAGAGCCTGTCAAGGGCGTGTTCGATATCATCGAACGCATAAATATGTTGATAGCGTTTTTCGGTGACAAATGGCCGAAGATACAAGGGATGATCGATTGGGTCAAGACGGTTTGGCCTGAGCTGTTAGCCTTGAAAGACAAGGTAATCGTTATCTGGACCAAGATCCTTTATTTCATTAAGGAGGTGTTTCGCCAGCTTGAACCGGGCATCTACAGCAAGGTTGTTGCGGAGTTAAAGGAAAAAGACAAGTGGCCGAAAGATCCGAGATCGTTTCCATTTTTTGAGTTTTTCACTAATCCAGAAATCATAAACGGAGCCGTAACAATCCTTGTGAGCGTGTTTAATGGTATCGCTTCGTTGTTCGGTGGTGGTGATAAATCCAGCACACCTAAAGGAGTAGCGCGCGATTCTAAAGGCGTTTTGGCGACGTTGCAAAGCATCGAGTCGGCAATTGGATTGCTGCCTGATCTGTTGGCTAAGTCCAAGGAGCGTGGGGATAAGAGCATTGATGAGCTTATCGCGTTTATGGAGAAAAACTTTCTTAAGGATGACGGCCTGAAAACGGTAATCAACGAAGCGGTGGGTGATGCGGTAGAAGTTGGAGTTGCCGCTGGCATGGAAGACGCTTTCCATCGCGGCAGATTTGAATCCACATCTGAGTGGGTGCCTAACGAAAACGGGCACGAGGACGATGAGGACGAGTAAAAATGATGTCTCCTCGACAGTTTGTCAAAGCGGTCAAGATTGACCGCAGATACAAAAAAGAAGATCGGAAATGGTTAGAAAGCAGACCTACGCCGGAAGAGACGCAGGCGATAATAGAATTAGCGTTATCGATAAGGAAAGAGGACGATGAGCGACGAAACAGAACTCTCGTTAATGGAAACCGAAAAGCCTGAAGCGGAACAACAAAAATCTGATGAAGAGCAAGAATGCTCTATCCAAGATAAAGCTAAAGTGGCGTTTGTCCGTTTAGCTGAAAGCTACCCTACACCGGACGATGAGGACGATGAGGACAACGAAAGCCGGTTAAGCGGCGTGCTTGACTTTTTGGAAAGCGCTTACTATATCCTTGAAATTATCTCGCATCTATCGTCAATGTCTTTAGGGGTAGCGGTGACGTGTCTTTTTATCCCAAACATGCCCAAAGGGCTGATAACATTTTTCATCTTGATCCTGTTTGCCGCATACATATTTTCGCAAAAATGTGTGTTTATCGTTTTCAAACAAAACCGTTCTACCGATTACACTGTAGTAAATCCGGGCATGTAAGATGAGTTATCTTAAGCAAATCATAACCGATGATGACGGCAAGCGTCGCGTTAAAAGCACAATAGCGTTAACTGACAAATTTGATTTAGGCAAAGGCCATGGGTCCATCTTGCCGGGTACGCCTGGCGGATGGATGCTGCATTGCAATCATGGTATACGATTTTGCGGTGCAAAATTTGGCAGCGGGAAAACTCGCATACATGACGAAAGTCTTATAGAGCTAGACACCGGTGAGTGCTATTTGTTTTTTGATGAGGATGAAGAGCTAACCAGGCGCAAAACCGCAGAGCTTAAGTTGTCCGTACCAGAAAAGGTGCGTGATCAATTGAGCAAACAGGAGCAAGTCAAGCTTCGCATTGAGATGCAAAAAGTAATTTCAGAAGCACCGAAAGACATGGAAGGTTTTGCTAAATTTTTCAATGCTTACATCCTTGCAACATATCATTTTGACCGTGGCATTTTTTATGTGATCAGTGAGCGCACAGTGAACCGTGTATACAGGCGCGGCGAAAAGTCTATCAAGCGTAAAGTCTGCAAGACTAGCCTGCAATCATTATCTAGCCGAACAGTCAACGCCGATATTGTCAAGTATGTCCCCCCTAAAAGCATCGCAAGAGATGTTTTAAACGGCGGCGGTGATGCAATCATACGCTATCCTGATGAAGAGGAAGACGTTTCATTGTCCATTGTGGAGCGCAAAATACAGACTGTGATTTGCTATCCATGCTATGCCCGAGGTGGTCTAAAGCCGGTGTCTATCTACTATGTCGATTCGTTGAACGTTATCAAGCGTTTGGATGTTGAGAAGGTTTGTTTTTTATGTTCGCTTTTGGGGTCACAGGTTGACAGATTGCTAAAGAAAAAAAGCGTTGCTACGGATGAAGAGAGCGAATTAAAAACACCCGTGCCACCATTGAAACAATTAAAATTCAGGGATGAAGATGAAATCGATTGACGCAATCTTAGGCATATTAGAGCGAAGCAAACGCAAGATTGACGGTAGATGGCAACCGACCGCAAGCGAACATTTCGTAAATCTTATTGAGCGCTGTTCTCCGAAGCTTAAATATGAAGCCGTGCTCGGCATGGGCACGGAGGCCTTTTTGTTTGTCGTAAAACATTTACCGCTCAACGCAAAAATGGTTATAAAGATACCCCGACCGCATCTGGCAACGCAGGCGGTAGAACGTTTTATTCGCACAGCGCGTACACTTGAAACGCTAGACAAGGATTGTTTTCCGAACGTCAAGGATCTTAACGAAGATCCGCTGTATTGCCTTTTGTCGTATTCGGATGGTGACACTTTGCGCGATTGGATCTGGTCATCGCGGTGGCGTTTCCATGCTGGCATTGAGTTGTTTAGGCAGGTGTTAAACGCCGTGGCCATTTTGCACCGAGATGATATTGTTCATCGCGATTTGCGCATTGATAACATTTTGGTAATACCTGGCGGCAGGATCAAGGTTATCGATTTTGGATTGGCAAAAGCGATAACAGATGAAACGCTAACCATGGCGGAAACCGCACTAGGCAGTGTTGGATATAGCCCGCCAGAGCAGATAGATGACGCCTTGAGTGCTACAAAGGCCAGCGATATATTTACTCTGGGAAGAGTGTTTTATGTGTTGGCTGTCAGAGCCGAAGGCGTCCGTGTAAAGACTAAAATCAAGTGGAAAACAGAGTTGCTTTACGATGCCGGCTTGACGCAAGACGCAATTGATTTTTATCAAAAGGCGTGCAATTTTTATCCTGAAAAGCGTTTTCAAACAGGCGGTGAAATGTTGCAAGCATTAAACATGCTCTACAAACCTGAAAATCAAACCATCGGCGAAGAGATCGATAAACTAAAAGATATGTTCGTTTATTGTGATGGTCATCACGCGAGAACCGCGAGGATGGCCGGTAAGAAAACAGCTCAAGTACATCGTGAGCTAAACGCTATCAAGGCGAGGATGGCAAAAAAATGGCTTATATCCCGATATTAAAAAGCGGCGTAACGCCGACATTGCCGGCAAAGCCACAAAACGCCGGCAAAAAAGATTGCTACGGTGCCGTGTTTCTCGGCATCGATAAATACAAGGTGAACAATCATTGGAACCTGCAAGGCTGTGTAAATGATTGCCACAACGTTATAAGCACAGTGCGTAACAAATACAATGTCGATACCGTAAACGATGCCAAAAAATTGTTAGATTACGAGGCAACGAAAGCCAACACGTTAAACGCTCTGCGATGGATGGTCAACACCTACAGGCGCGGAATATTTACTTTTTCGTGCCATGGTTCGCAGATACCCGATGAAAGCGAGCCTGACCGCAAAGCGGAAGTATTGATCACGACTGACCACCGGTGGGAAGATCCGCTTATCGACGATGAAATCAAAGCCATTGTCGAGCAAATGGACGAATGCGTGATCATTGCAGATTGCTGTCACGCTGAAGGCATTTCACGCGGCGGCTGGATAGCCAAAAGCGTTGTATGCCCTGAAGGCGTTTGCATGCGTTTACCGCGTACAGTGCGCAATTTAGCGCATGTCAAAGAGCTGGCAGCTTGCAGAAGTGATCAGACAGCCAGCGAGCGATATATTGACGGCAAGCGGCAGGGCGTGTTTACATACACGCTTTGCAAAATATTGCGTGAGCATCCGGGCATAGCATTGCAAGATTTGCAAGCACGGCTGCGGGCAGAAATTGACGGGCAGACGCCTGTGATTACAGGCACCGGCTTGCTTTTAGAGCACGCCGGCATATCAGCATAACGAAAGGAGGTGGCAATCGTGGCAGACGCAGAAATAGAAATTTTTGCAAGCGGGAAAAAAAGCTTTAGCGTAGATTTTGCGGCAGATGAAACAGTGAAAACAATCAGCATTAAGCCTGATTTTAGCAAAAATGCTATCATGCCGCTGATAAATAGATTGCACTTAGCAATCCCAAACTGGACGAACAATGTCACGCTAGATGTTGCATTTACAGACAGCGAAGATGGCAATGATAAGGTGCTAGACAACATGTACACCGCAGAAGCGCGCAACCAAAGCGATGCGCAGCTCACAGACATGGATATACCTGTAGGCGGTGAAGTGATATGCACGCTTACATTGTCAGGCGCGCCCGGCAATGCTGGAAGCATTGATGGTACGCTGTATTCGTCTTTTAGCCGAGGGGGGAACAGCAGTAGCGGCAATGCTGTTCAATGGGAGGGTAGCGGCTATATAGATTTTGACAGCATTGCGGCGCCCGGCAATCCAGACGCTGGCACATTGCGCCTTTACAATGAGAGCGGCGCGTTTAATGTGCGCAATGCCGCCGGCACTGTGATCAATTTGCTCACAGACGCGATCGGCGCTAATGCGGCATTGTCGAACCTGTCCAGCGTGGCGATTAACACGGCATTGGTGAGTGATACAGACGACACCGACGATCTCGGCACGTCGTCGATCGGTTGGCGCTCGTTGTACCTGTCGTCATCGATTCTCGGCACGGTTGCAGACGGCGCGAACACCGCGCTGACATTTGGAAATTCTACCGCGCTTACCACGGCGGGTGGAAAAATTGCGTCGTTTACGTCGGATGCTGGCGTGACCGAGCGGGCGTATATAGACTACCTCGGGAAATACGTCGGTAGCGCGGTGAGGGCAGACGCCGGCAGTGCGGCGGCGCCGTCTATAGCTATCGGTGCAGATGGCACGGGCATTTATGGCGGTAGCGTTATTGATTTTGCGATCGGAGGTTCAAATGCAGGACGAATCGAATCAGGCCTAATGCGTTTCGCTGAATACCGACCGCGAAGCGTTGCTTCGTTGAAATTAAACGGGTTATATCAAGATTCGACAACGGCAGTTGCAGCAAAAATAGGAAACGTTTATTCTTTGTCAACCACAGGCGCAAAAATAGCGTCGTTTTTTAGCGATAACTTCATCACCGAGCGGGCCTACATTAACTACCTCGGGAAAATTGCAGCATACGGCGGATTGTCCGCAGAATCCAGCACAGGCGGAGGAGAGGCACGAAAACATAGTGAGGCGACTGTAACGCTCTCCGGCGCGTCAAGTACCTGCCATGTCAACGTACCAATCGGCGCAAAGATAACCGGGTGGCAGTACAACACCGAAACCGCCGTGATATCAGGAGATGGCGCAACGTCTTTAGATATCGCTTTCTCGGGAGGGTCAACAACAAACCTTGCTACAGGGCAAGCGTTTGCACAGAATACCAAAGATGGTGCGCTGATTACCCCGGAAATTATCAGTAGTGAGGCTGATATTGCAGTCACGCCCGACAGCGGGACGTTTTCAGGCGGAGTGTTGCGGTTTATCGTTTATTATTCAGAGATTACCGCGTTAGCGGATGTCGCATAGAGGAGAGAATATGGGATTAGCAATTGAGTTTCCGAGCAATCACGATTTGACACAAAATGAGACATCATATCTCATGCTGGAGCGAGATTATGATGACGTAAGAAAAAGTGGCTCGCTAAACATTAACGCATGGGTGAGCAAAGCCGCGAGGAATGCCGGATCACAAAAATCCTGCCTACTCACGATCCCGATAGAAAACGCGGACGAAGTGGTCGACGACGAAAACGGCGGCACGATTGTCTCTCTCAGTTGGGACGACGTCGGATGGGCCGGCGGTGGTGAATTGTATACGAAGATGAAAACGCTGAAAGTGTTGATACACGGACAGGTTGTCGACTTATCGAAGGCAGAAAACGCTTAAAGGACGAAAGCAAAATGAATTTAAAAGAATTAAAACTAAAAAAATGCGAGTTGTACGATCAGCGCGAACTTGCGAGAGCTCAAATTGAGCAGTTGGCGAACAAAGAACGCGAGCTAAACTCAACTTTAATAGAGCTGTCCCGACAAGTACACGCGCTTGAAAGCAAAGAAACAGCGAACATAAAAGAGGTCATCCCTTCCCAATAAAAGAGACCGATCTTTATACACCTGCTCTATCCATCCCGTAAAAAAGGCCCGGCATTATGTCGGGCCTTGTCTTCAATGTCACATAAATTAATTTATCAGACGTTAGAATCCAACACGATACACCTTCACGGGAAAGGCGTTATCATCACGCGCTTTCATAAAGTTCTTGCCGATTACGCAAAGGTTGCCGCTACCGTCAACGCATATCGTGTTATTTTGGTAAACGTTGTTTTTGCGAAAGCGCTTTTTTGCATTATTAACCCAGTCCTCAAATGTTGAAAACTCGAAGACCTTATCGATAACTTCAATTTCTATCTTCATAATTCCCTCATTCACAGTTAGAGTCATAGTTGCGCGGCGCATAATTCCACATTCGAATAGCTTCTTTGCTATCACAGGTTTCGGGGCCACGTGCTCTACAATTAACACACCCCACAAAATGTCTACTGGGGTACGTTTCGCTTATGTAAGGATAAATCCGTTCCTCTTCTCCGCAAAATGGGCATGATTTTATCGTCTGTGTTTGCAGCCTTGCACGCTCTCTCCAGCAACCACCCTCTGTTTCGCTCATGATTGCACCTCACTGAATTGCACACGTTCTCCACGCTCCTCGTGATTCCAAAGGACTGTTTCGGTCCCATGAAATTCGGGTTCGTCGTTTTCGTCGAACCCTGACACAGGCTTTTTGCAGTACGGGCAAATCATGTTCCTTCCCTCCAATCCACGATTGCTTGCATTGCTTTTTGTGTGCGAGCATTCAGCGTATCTGTGCCATGTTCGCGCACATACATGCTAAGCTCAATCAATGCTTTTTGTATGCTGTCAATACCTGTTTCGTTAATCGTCTGCTTAGGCTTGCTTTCTTTTGCAGGCTTGACCGGCTTTTGCTCTTCTTGCTCGCTTTCTGCGATACAGATACGCCCATATGTCTTGATCGCATCTGCCAATTTTTTGGCTTCTGGGAAATCCTCAGAAATGCGCTCAAAGTACCAAATATCTTTCATTTTGAAATATTGTCCAGTAAAAATACCCGGATGCATCTCTCTTATTTTGTTAGAGAGTTCGGGGGACAGCTTCTTTACGGGATCGATGGTCCATTCTAACGACTCGTCCCATTTTTCGGTTAGGCACGTATCGTTGATTTCTTCAATATTCATCGACTTCTTCCTCCAGAGTCACATAACGATTCTCGTGGCACTTGTGTTCCCAGTGCCCCTGGGTAGGGGCGGGTGTGTCAACTACCAAATCCAAGCTATTTGATGATATCCGTTGTCCTTGCGCGAAAATTCGATCTGTATCCATTCCGTCTCGTCGCATAGTGGACACTCCACCGATTCAAAAGAGTACTTCTGTAGATCAGCGTCGAGCGGTACGATTTCAGCGTCTGCGAAATCACCGGCCTCAATCATTTCTTTAATGGTTTCTGGGGTGGCGTACCCAGGGCCACCAGTTCCAGGCCCATCGTCGTTGTAAACGATCCCCGCACCTTGCCGCACGATGTCTTTTATTTTTTCTTCGATATTCATCTTCAATTCCTTTCTGCCCGGTCACCCGGGCGAATCTCACATAAGCTATGTTATCAGACACCTAAAACCGATCTACCGTGCATACATAAAAATCATAGTCGCTCATGTCAGCGCCGTGATTGCCTCTTTTCTCATGCGGATCAACGCGATATCTGAGCGTCATAGCCAGCATTGTATCGCCGGCTTTCACCTGCGTTTTGTCGCGACAGGTTTTAAAATCGGTGCCAAACAATTGATTCAACACCTTGCAGGCATTCGGGTATCCGATGTACTGCCGAAAATCATCTGCATGCTCGTAAAACAGTTTGCGAGCCTCATCTGCCGTTATCAACTCTGGCCGGTAAACCAGGCCCGGCCTTGGCATCATAAGGCTATTCATTATGTGCAACATGTTGTGTCCCTTTCAAAATCCGTGTGAGCTTTTCCAATCCTTGATAACTTTCCCAAGCGCTCTTAATCCTCCCACACTCAAAAAGTCAAACGCCTTTTCGCCATTAGTACCGACGTGCATTGAAATTTCAACGAGCGCCTTGTGTATTTCATCCGGACTCAATTCATCGATCAGGCCGAATTTTTCAAGCTCTTTCGGGCTTGCGTCAATGTCCCATTTCGGCGGCTCCGGCATTTCATCCCTGCCGCTGTATCCTCTCGCTTGTGCTTCGCTAAGATCACCTTTCTCAAAGTGTCGGACGTCCGACACTTTTTGTTTTGCCTCTCTCACTGAGTCGGCTTTCAAAATCTCATCTTGCTTTTTCGGATCCTTTTCCTTAGCTATTAGGATCAATTTTGATATGTCGGACGTCCGACACTTTTCCCGGTTGCTCTCAGGGATCCGTAATATCGATATCAATTCACTCACCCGGCTCCGGCTTAATCCTACCATCCCGGCAAGCTCTTTTTGAGAGATTTTCCGCCCTTCACTTTCCTCTAATCGCGTTCTGAGGTCGGACAGGGCTTCGGCACGGTCAAACGGCCACAAGTCTTCTCTCATTTCGTTATCTAAGAATTGATTGATTTTCAACTCCTCATCATTCATAGAGGGGAAAATCACGCAAGGCAATTCATCAAGACCGGCGTTAACGGCCGCTTGATAGCGCCGATGTCCATTTATGATTTTATATCGATCCTTGCTTACCAGCACCACAAGAGGCGTTTTGACTCCCACAGATTTGACCGAGTCGGCCAAATCTTCCATGCTATCATCGTTGATTGACCGGCGGTAATTTGTTTCATCGGGATCCAGCTTCCGAATATCAAGCATTCGGTAAACGGGTTTTGTGGGCTTGCCGTTTTTGCCGAACATCCCGAAAGATATATCACCTAGTTTTGACATCTGTTGATTCTCCTCAGTGTTTCTTTTGCAAAATCCTCATAGCATTTTGCACCGGTTGACCTTGGGGCATATTCAAAAATGCTCTTTCCATGACTCGGAGCCTCTTCAAGTTTGACGTTTTGGCGAATTTCGGCCTTGTAGAGCATTCCGCCTAAGTGTTTTTTATAGAGGGCTAAAACTTCATTTGTGACACGTTTTCGCCGGTCAACCATGGTCGGCAACACTCCCAAAAGGTTTTTAGCGTCCCAATTGCTAAGGATTTGTTGTAATCCCTCTAATGAAAGATATTGAGGCGTAACCGGGATGATGACCGCTTGAGAGAGTGTAATAGCGGCCACAGATAAACATGAAAAAGAGGGAGGCGTATCTATTATAATATAGTCATAGTTGCCGCCGACGTCATTTATGATCGTCTCAAGAGCGTTACTATTTGCTCCGATCACCAAATCAATACCGGCAAGGCCGATACCGGCCGGGATGATGTCCCCGCAAGACGTTTTAACGATTGCTTTTTTAGGCGTCCTGTCCTGTAAAATAATCTCATCAAGCGTGATGTCGGGAGTATTAACGCCGACATGTTTTGAGAGGGAGGCTTGAGAGTCAACGTCAAGCATGAGGACGTTTTTCTTTTTCTTGACATGGAGATAGGCGGCCAGGGCGGCGGCGGTTGTTGTTTTGCCTACTCCGCCTTTGCTACATACTAATGATATAATAATCATAATTGGTTTCCTTTTTGTCGGACGTCGAAAAGTGTCGGACGTCCGACACTCTCAGACGTCCGACAATTCCCCTATTTAATCCGCTGTCGGTGCCGAAAAAGACCAAAATGCTTTACGCTTTGCCACAACAACCTTATGCCATCCCTCACCGCTTATTCTGGGATGTGTCCCCGGTACATGCTTCATTTTGGGATTGAGGGCATATACCTCACCGTTTGCCCTAATCGTATCAGATGAAAGGACGTGGCTCCCTTCAATTATTACCGGGCCGCCTAAAAAGGGTTTTGCATCCTTAGCGGGACGTCTGACAGGCACAAGGGCAACGTCACCTTGACGTATGCAAGTACTGTAATCGGTATCGAAAAGCCAGTTTTGAACACGGTCAATAGGGGATATGCCGTCACTTATCGCCCTTCTGACAACGATTGCCTCAACACTGTGAGCGAATACCGAGTCGTCCTCATTGCGCCCCAAAAGAAAGTAATTTTTCCTCACGGATCCGTATTGGTTCTTGTACATTTTTCGATACTGCCTCACCTGGATGATGGCAAGCCATTTACCGGAATGGATATCCTTTTGCATGTCGTACAAATCCCAATTAAGGGCCTCACCTCTTCCCTTGTCGTCAAATTCACAACCGAAATCCCATGAGCCGTGCTCATCAACTTTCGTTGCCTCTCCGGCCTTTTGTACGAGTGTACGAGCGATCTTTTGCTTGTATCGGCTTATAGCAGGGCGGCGGATTTCTCCCATAAAGTTGCACACCGGGTTGAAAAGGATTTCGCCGTAAGATCCCCGCATTTTTTTGTATGTATCTTTTCTCATCTTAAAACCTTTCATGTCTCAATTAGCAATTAACGTGTCTCATGTCAAAGTGTCGGACGTCCGACACATTCTAAATTACCTTTTCTTGCCGTGCTTCTCCTTCCATAGCGTTTTAAATGCCAAGTGTTTATCCAGCCATGCCTTGATTTTTTCCTCGGCTTTACCCAGATCACCGATATAAATCTTAGCTTTTTCCCCCTGGATTTGTAACATTGCATACCATTTCTGATATGTCTTGCCGCCGTCTTTTTTCTCAACAGGGCGAATCCGAAACCCTAAAATCCTATCAGGCACGTATTCATCTTTTAAGGCGTCCTCATCCTCAAAGTCGAGGGCCTGGTAATGTTGGTCGATCAGGGCGTTAATTGCCTTCTGTGCCGTCTCAAATAGGCTTGTATCGATACCTTCAGTTACGACCGGGATACAAGCCTTGAGGCCAAATCCGACAATACGGAGCCGGTGAAGGTTTGCGGTTATGAGGTAATCGACTTCTTTCATCTTGTTTCCCTTGATTTTGCTTGACTTACGGTTTAGATCGGCTTAGAATATTTTTGCTTAGATGGTTGGGCCTCCTTGCCGGAGGCCGGGAGGTCTAGCCAACATTTCGGGCTTGAGAGTAAGCGTTAGGATTCAACATCCTTTTGAGGTCGGAGTTATTTGCCTCAAGTTCCTTGACTTTATATCTCAACTCATGCAACTCTCTCATGTATTTCTTAGCTTCTTCGATCATGACTTTTTTGCTTTCTCTCAAATCTTGCATTTCTTTAGCGTTAAGCTTTGCAACGTTTACGAGCGCTTTTTTGTCTTTCTCAATCTCTTCTTTTTCCTCGATGAGCCTCAAGATTGTCTTTTCCTCGTAACCTTCACAAGCTTTCATTTCCTCAAGCTCTTTTCTCAGGGCGGCGTTTTCATCTTCCAGGGCGGCAACTCTCAACTCTTCGTGTTTAGCCTCAATCTTTCGGCTCATGCTCTTACATGCTCTTGTGGGGATACCGACGTTTACAAGGCTATGCTCATCTGAGTACACCGGGGCCACAAGGTAGGATCCGTTGCCCTGATATTCTACATAGTAACAACCGGTTTCGCCCTTCGAGCAATAGAAGGTTCCTTGTTTCGATCCTGCGTACTCAACTTTCAATCCGGCGGCCTTGATGGCTTGTTTGTGGGTTTCGTTCTTTTTCATTCGGTTCTCCTTAATTAATTGTTATTGTTATCGTACTGTAGACAGTATACCCCAGATTCAGGGTATGTCAAGGGGTATTTTTCAGGGGACGCGAAAATAACAGCAAAATCGGGCTGAAACCCAAATAATATAAGGTCGGAAAATTTATCACAAAAACATATAAAATATATTTACAGGGGGCTATAAGCAGGGGTATATGTGGCTTTTAGGGGTAGAATATGATAGTGGTGTATGGATGATCATTGTGGTTTACGGCCAGGCGGAAAGCGGAGAGGCGATGCCTCACCGCTTGTGAGGGGATTAAATGCGTTCCGGCATATCCTCAAGGGCTTCTGAGATTATATGATCCCACATTCTCTTGAGATGCCGGAAAAGGTTTGCTTGACGATCCGTGTATTGAGGTCTATCGGGAAATCCGATCTTTTCGAGGTCTTGAGGGGAAAAGGATTTTAACTCCTCCCTGGCCGCCTTGTCTGTATCGACAATCTCACAGAAAAACCGGTCTGATTCCCCCTGCCAATTGGTATGATATATCCATTCGGCAACGAATTTACCGGTTTTGGTTTCGTAGATTTTGGCCTCAAACCATCGGGCTTGATTCGAGCCGTTAAAGTAATATGTATCCTCTTCAAAAAGGATTTTGCCATCAAAGGATATAGGGGCATTGCCCTCACGCCGGACTTGGTAAGGTTCGTAGGTTTGGCTCATGGTTGGATTCTCCTTGTCTCAATTAGCAATTAACAATTAACGTGTCACATAAAGTTACAAGCCGGTAAAATCAAGGTTTTACCGGCCTGTGAGGTAATTTAATATGGATGTGTGCCTTATTAAAATAATACCTGTTTCAATCCTCATGCGTCCTTAGTCCGATTACTTGAGCTTGGCACTAAGCAAAATTAAAATTTCGCTTACGTGCTTCGCCAATCTCAATCACAAATTTCAATTCTATGGACACATGCTATTATTATAGTAGCATCGCGTATTTTGCATGTCAAGTGCTATTTTGTCAGTATAAAATTGTGACACCGTATGTAACAAATTGCGACAGACTAGCAAAAATTACTATCGGCATAGTGATTTTTATTAGTGTCACAGAATGCGACTATTACAGGCTATGATTGTCATATTTTGTTACAGATCACAACGTGGTATCTGTGTGTGAGGCTTGATTTTGCTGGAATTATGAATTTCCCCATGTACGGCATTATGTTTGCATATATAGCCCGTCAAATTTTGCTAACTTGAGTTTGCTGCTTGATAGGCTTGTAGAAAAACATGCCGGGAGGGCGTTCCCGGCAATGCTAAAAGAACGTGATAGCGTTTTTGTTCTTTCACAATTGAATATAGCACATTTTATGCCGGGATGTGATTTTATTGTTATCGGCCGGAAAAATTGAAATGGATTTCAGGCGGCCATGAGGTACTTTCTCCGATACTCCCGGTTGTATAGTTGCTATGGATTGTTGAGCCTTTGACGATCATTCTTTCTTGCGCCTGGCCGTTGTATTCACACCGGATAAGAGCGGAGCGCTCACCCCAAAAACCGGTAAGATCGACGGCAAGCGGAGTAACACCGGCATAATCACCACGTATGTAAACTTTCGCCCCTTGTGGAGATGAGTTTATTGCAGTTGTGGCACAACCGGCAAGGATGAGGAGAGAGAGGATATAGAGGTATTTATTCATTGATTTTATCCTTTAGCGTTTTGTAAAATTTAGCTCTTGTTGCACTATCTAAATTATCCAAATGACTAAGGATAGAATCAAGCAAAAATAGTACCCCTTTTTCGTCTATTTCTATTTCTATATCTTTGTGTCTAGGGTCGAAGTGGGATAGATCTTTTTCAAATGCTATAGCTATTCTAAATAGGTTTCTCAATGATATCCAATGTTTGCCAGATTCCCATTTTGAGATTTCACGTTGTTGTGATAGCGGATCAACTTTCTTTGCAAATTCTTTTTGAGTCAATTCGCCCCTTAACTCTCTTATGCGTTTTGCAATGTATTTTATGTATTTTTTGTCTTCCATAAAAAAAGTCTATCATATTTAAAATAAGTATTGACAAGTATGTACTAATTAGCTAATATATGTAAAATATGGCTATTGAGAATAAAGAATGGAACTATATCGACGTAAGCTGCAAACCAGATATATTGTAAAACGAAAACGCAAAAGGGGTATGAGACATTCGGGACTTTCATTTAACGATATTTGAGGAAAGATTATGAGTAGAGAAAGTTTTGTATTCGAGTATGTTCATCCTATGTCCAATGAAGAACTACTTAAAGAATTTGTGGTATTGAACGCTAAAATACTTGTTCATTCTCACTTAAGGCTTTATCTTAAACAAGAAAAATATGAGATAGTAAACATAACAATGTTTATAGTTGATCGTTCAAGGGGTGAAAATCCATATTACGCCAATGAAGAAATACGTTTTATCGATAGCGAAGAAGCAAAATCTAAAGTTCCTAATACTGTATCAGTTAAACCTATCAATGAGTTTTTTCCGTTTATCAGGAATGTTGATCGATTAAATGATTTTTGCAAACCGAATAAACATAAAGAGCTGAAAATAGTTGTGTTTTTTGAGAGAGAAGAAAAACCAAATCGCAAATTTTATCATTATGGAAAGAACGGTATTTTTGGATTTCATCTAAGAATGAACAATAAAGGTATAAAGAAATTTGCTTATGACAAGCAAGAACATGTCGTAATTATGAAAGTGATACAACTTAGAAATCGAGGATTATCCACTTCAAAAATTACTAAGCTCTTGAATGATGAAGGGATCAAAACAAAAAGAGGAAAGAAATGGGACTCAAAAACTCTCTATCGGTTATGCAAAAAATATGAATCAATCTATATTCTTGACTCAATCTGAAACGTGAAAGATAGTTAAGGGTACAGTAAATATAGGTTAACACTCTTGCCGTAAAAGTTACTTGATTATATAGGCGGGTTAAAAATTTATAGATTAATTGTCTTGCCGCA